CTTTTTTAATGTCTTAACAAATTAGTAAATCAAAAGGAAAGGATGATATACAATATGTATGATGTCCCACCATTCTTAAAAAGAAATAAGGATGCATTATTATATAACTCTGAAGGTTCTTTAGTATTCTATATTCCAGAAGTGTATTTTGAAAGAAAATATGCTATAATAAGTGGTGAATATGTAAATTTACTTGGTGTACTAGATTATGCTATTTATGATAAGAATGGTAAAACTAGTGGACTAAAACAGTTTAGATTCCCTACAGTATTTTTATGTAAACCATCTTCTATAGAAAAATTAAGAAATACTAAACTTACAGTTGAATCAGAGGTTCAAGATTATCGACTACTAAAATTTATGAAAGGTGATGAAGTTGTATCATCTGTAAAGGTTCCACAGATGATTGATAATGTGGAGGAATTCTATAAATTATTCACTTGTGGTAAACTACCAACTACAATTCCATATAAAGAATTACAGAATTATTTTACAGAAAGTATAGCACTAAATGGATCGAATTATGGTGTTACTACACAGATGTTTGGATTTGTAATATCTGAAATGTGTCGTGATCCTAAAGATCTTTCTAAACCATATAGACTTACTCCTATGAAAACAGAAACCGGATATACAGCTTTAAGTCTAAAAGATATTCCTAAATTAATTAGTCCTTATACTGCTATTACTAGTGAAAATTGGGATGAGGCTGTTGTAAGCGCTATAATAAATAAAAACAAAGTAGATACTCCAATGGAGAAACTATTAACCATGTAGTTATTGTAACATATCAATAAAACTAAATTATATGTAATCAAGTTAACGCATATAAGCAGTAAATAAATAAAAAGGAGGAATGAATTCATGTATCCTGGAACAATATTTGAATATATTGATCAAAGCGATATAACACCTTTCGAAGTAGCACAACCAATTGAGCCACTATTTATGTGTGCTATTACTTCCGACAAGGGGCCAGAAAATGCTTTAGTCGTTAAAGGGACAAAATTTTATACATTATATGGAAAAGATTTAACAATGGCATTCGCAAAACATGGACAACCATTAATTCAAGCTGCCAGAATTATTGATGCTGGTGGTAAACTTTATGTAAAAAGAGTTGTAGATTCAACTTCAAAGTTAGCAAACCTTGCCATTATAGCTAAAGTTACAGCAGTAGAAACACAGAAAGTCAATGATCTGGATGAGCCATTATATTTAACAGCTGGTGGTGTAGAAACAACAGAACCGGGAACTGATCCTTTGAATACGCCGATCATGATTGTTAGTAGTGCTAGTGTTAAATATGAAGCACAAGGTGTAGTCGGAAAATCCACTCGTGCTGAAATTGCTGATGTGATAAAAGCAGAATTGGATATAGTCGGTGAAGAAATATCGGGTAATATGGTTTATACCTATCCGTTGTTTGTAATTACAGATAATGGTAGAGGTGTAAGCGCTAAATCATTTAGACTCACACCAGACTATGCCACAAGTAAGAACTTAGACTTTATGTATCATACTATTGAAGTTATTGAAAATAATGAAATACTTGATACTGTTAAATTCTCTATGGATAAAGATGTTATCTATTATGGGATCAATAAATCCTTAGAGAGCGTTGTTAATACAACTTATTCCCAAATAAAAGCTTCATATATTGAAGAGGGTGTTACACCATATGTGGCTAAATTAGCTTCTATATTGGATATGTCAGTAGCAGAGGTTGAAGCTGTTGATATTTTATTCGGTAAAGATAGAACTGGTGTTGCAATTGACGGGTTTACTCTTGATGCAACCGGAATTAATCTTCAGTATGTTTATGGCCTAAGTCTTATTGAAGGTGCAAATGGTACTTCCTTTGGAACACATCCTATTGGGACCGATGCATATGAAACTGAAATGGTTAAGTTCTTCGATGGAACATTCACAGATGATATTTATGATGTTGATAATATTAAAATAGATGCAATTGTGGATGCCAACTATCCAGATGCAGTAAAGACTGCTATTGAAAATTTCGTGACATTCAGAGAAGATTGTTTCTACTTTGGAGATATCGGAACCGGAGCTAGAACTCAGGAAGAAATTAAAAATGCTGCATCCTCAAGAATGAAGAATAAGTTCTGTTCACAATATCATACTTTCTATGATGTTATAGATCCTTTTTCAAAGAAACAAATTACTGTAACCATGTGTTATACATTAGCTAAACTATTGGTTAGCCATTTCATAAATGGAAGAAATCGACCAGTTGCTGGATATCTTCATGATATGGTTATCCCTGAAGCTATTGAAGGCACAATCAATTTTATTCCTAAGATAACACCGACAGCCAATCAGAAAGACTTTTTAGATGATTTGAGAATCAACTATGCTGGTTTGTATGATAATCTTCTGACTATTGAAACAGAATACACTTCTCAGTCTAAATATAGCCAATTCTCGTTCATTAATAACATCCTTGCAATACAGGAAGTTACTAAAGCTATTAGATCTAGATGTCCTAAAACTAGATATAGTTTCATTAGTGGAAATGATCTTGAAAAATACAAAGAAGATGTTCAAACTGTTATAGATAAGTACACTGGAAACTTCAAAACTATTACACTTGAATATATTGGAACACCTACCACTGAAGCTAATAAGATGTTCTACGCTGCACTCAAAGTCCAATTTAAAGACTTTGTACAGACAGAATACTTCAAAGTATATGCACTAGCATAAGAAAGGAGGACGAATACGAATGTTTGATAATTTAAAAGCCCCAAGAGATATAACGAAGTACACACTTATGCGTGGTGTTACAGACTTTGGAAATTTAAATCAATATAACCTTTTTGAAACTGGTTATTCATTCTTAACGATAGTATCTGTTCCGAAATTTTTGGAAACATTAGCAGCAGAAAATACCAATTTTGCTAATCTTTTCACTAATTATCTTCATATTCTTGAATATGAATTCAGGGGTCTGGATGGACTTGAAGATATTACATCGGATTCAATTGAACTTACCAATGGTATTTCACAGATGAATGTAATATCTAAGGTAAATCAGCAATCTGCTTCTCAAGTTTCGATGAGATATTTTGAAAAGAGTGGTTCTGTGATTACAAGAGTTCATGAAACATTCTTGAAAGGTATCAAAGACCCTCGAACTCAATTCAAACATTATCAGGGTTTAATTGATAGTGGCAAACTTGAAGCCGGATATGAAAACGAAGTATTCTCATTCCTATATGGTGTAACTGATAATACTGGTTTAGAACTTGAAAAATCTTACCTATTGATATCGGCTCAACCTACTAAGGCAGAAACATCGGCGTATAATTCCGAAAAGGGAGAAATTGCTAGTAAAGAAATCACATGTGAATTCAATTGCTTCCCTATTACCGGAGATACAATCGATGCAAAGGCTAAAGCTTATCTTAATTATCTTAATACTGTTATAACCAAGAATAGTGGAGACTTTGGTTATACTGGGATTGATAAAATCGTTGTTCCTAAATAAATAATAAATAAAATAGAGTATACGGAAAATTCCGTATACTCTATTTATATTATTCGGTATCTTTTTGAATCTTAGCAACTTCATTCTCAGCTTGTTGTTTCAATGTTTCTATCTTACCAAAGTCTAAGAATGTTGATAGATAGTACCTACTTAGTTTCTTTTTGAATACAGCTTTCATTTTTTCATCATCACTATCACTACATTCAATATCTATTATCTTAGCTACAAATTGCTCGTTATTATCTAACATAGTATTTGTATTTGTAATATTTAAGAATGAAGGCGGTGGTAATGTTGCACTAAGCTGAATATTCTTTCCAAATTCATAGTTGTATATTTTATTTATAAGTTCTGTAAACAATATTTCAGTTCTTGATTGTCTTTTAAATATTTTTCTCAAGAACTTACTATTTGTCATGGTTAGTTGTAAAGCATAGTCAACAGATTGTCTTAATTGAATAAGTTCGAATGGGACATCTGTACTATTTACAGCTATTTGTTCTAACATAGTCATTAGTTCTGTTTTAACATCTATACTTTGACCTTGCATAACTTCAAACTGAATTGGCGGATCACCTGACTGAGACATGGGTATTACATAATCATTAAATCTACCAGTGATATTTAGTATATATTTCATATTTGCTATCTCTCTAGCACCAAAGTTAGATTTCTTAATCTGATTTATAGTGTTTAAGAGAGATTTAGAGATATTAGTATCAATGTTTTGTTTTACATAATATACTCTTTTATCTTGTCCTCTAGTTAATACACCAAGAGTATTGGTTATATATAAACTAGAATAGAGAGTTGCTGGTAATATTGCTTTCTCTAAATCCGATACACCTCTATTAGTATATTGGTCTTTATTGAAATACATATGAACAACATCTTCAGGTGGTAAGAATGTTACTTTTAGATTGTTCCTTTCAGGAGCATTGTATAACTCATTATGTTTTAAGATAAGATATATTTCTTTTCTTAAATCTTGATTGTTATTGATGAATTTTACATCTATATATCTAGACATCTGTCCGGATATATATTTTATAGCATCATCTTTTTTACTATTATCTTCACTGTTTAGATAAGTCCTATTTAAGGATTTGTTACTATATAGAGGATCTGTTAATTTTCCTTCAGAGAATGGATCAATATTACCAGGGATTTCTATATAGTAGTATCCAAGACAAGTATCTTCAATATATATAGGAATTATATTTTCCCTCTTCAATTTTTTCACGATACAACCTGGAATTTTAATCTTAGATTCTTTATCGCCTGTAGTTATAAGTCCATCATTTGTTCCATTATCATTAGACATCCCTTGTAATTTTTCATCATCAGGGATTGTCATATTGAATGAACTGGTTGATTCTATTATGGAACTCCTTCGAATCTTAATGGTCTTATGATGTTCTTGAACAGCAGATTCTAAAACTCCAGATCTATCAAGTTTAAGTTTTATATCAGTCATTTCAAGTTTTGTAAAATCAATTTTAGTTTCTTCAAAAGCACTTTTAAAGTTATCATTATCAACAATAGATTTATCTACTATATTAAATGTAGATTCAATAATAGAAGTTGATGCTACATCACTTGTTGAAATATTAGATTCCATTATGTTTAATCCGAACGAAACTCCTGCTTGTCTATTTTTCATTAATCGAGTTATAGCTTTAGCATAAGGAACAACATATAGAAATTGTTCCCCATATCTAGCTGTATTACTATAACATTCCTCACATAATTCTAATAACTTATATCTTGTCTTGATGTCTTTTATGTTCTGATCGAAATCACTGTTCTCTGCAATTGTATCTGGTGTTATAGTAAGAAAGTCTTTTGAAAAATGATCCGCAGATAATACATTATCTTTCTTTATTTCTAATGCTTCATCTAGTTGCGGCATATATTTACATATTGTATCTATATCATTATCAAAATCC